ATTCCTTTACCGTTACAGCAAACTTTGTAAGAGTTTTTTCTGTTGCTCGCAGACCGTTCTCAACCGCGGCACCAACTCCACCAATAGAATTAACTGTCTTTTCAACGCCAGAAATAACTCCATCAAACATTTTTGCGCCAAGACCAACCATGCCTTTAGCAAAACCTGTAATTACATCTTTTGTTGCATCTAAACCAGAGTTAAGAGCGTTTGCAACTTTCTCACCAACAAAAGGAATCTTTGCAAAGAGAGCGGCAATTCCACGAATCCAACTGGTCATTTTCTCAAATGCCCACCCAAGGAACTCGCCAATACCCCCAGCAATTTTCCCTAGGACTCCAAAAATTCCTTCTCCGACATTTCCAATTACATTAAGGACGGCAAGAAATACCTTTTTAACGCCACCGAATAGGTCATTAAAGGCTCCTACCAAGTCTGCTATTGCTCCAATAACAAACGCAAGTGTTCGGATAATTCCTTCAACAACTAAAGAAATAACCTTAATAATTGCATTAAAGATTGTTTTAACCACATTGAAAAGAACTCCATGGCTTTCCATCAAGTTAATGAAGGCATCAACAACCCATTTAATTACCTTCAGTTGGAATTGATAGTAAGTAATAACTACATCAATAATGAACTCAAATACCTTGGCTACTACTTCAGCGACAAATCCAAGAACTCGTATCCACATGGCATAACCCTTGAGCATATAACCAATAGCCTTAACAATTACTGCTAGGACATAAATAATTGTTTTAACTATAAAATTGAATACAGTAGAAACTACTTTACGAACATTTTCATTTGTAGTTATCAAGTAACCAAAAGCGGCAATAAGGGCAACAATCAAGCCAATAACTAATGGAATTGGGTTTAGAGCCATGGTCGCGTTGAGCATTGCGATTGCAGTTCTTAAACCGTTGGTTACTGCTGTTACAGCCGTAGTCACGGCACCCCAAATTGCTGTAGCGGCAGTTGTAAGAAGAATTGCTGTTCTATATGCACCATATCCAATTGCAACAATTCCGACAGCAATTGCAAGGTTCTTGAACAAAGTAATATTGTTTTGGATAAAGCCAATAATTACGCGAACTGCTCCAGCAAGTATGTTTATAGCCTTAGCAAGAAGGGCTACTCCAATGACCGCTACGGCTCCCATAGCCTTTCCAATAGCAACGATAATAGGCACGACTGGCTTGAAGGCGGTAATAAGATTTATCATTGCGTTTCGTACTTGTGTAGATGTTAAAGCAAGCACGACCATAGCAACTGGTAACGGTGCTAAACCTTGCATGATTTTACCGAAAACTGGAAGTGCGGAGAATAATTGCTTTCCAGCCATAACGCCAAAAGCGGCACCTACAGAGGCAAGGACTGGAAGTAGCACTTCGAACTTTTCAGCCATAGAAGTTATTGCCGCTTGAGAATTCTTTAATGCTCCATCCAGTTTTTCAACTGGACTTGTAGCCTCAGTAAATTTCTTTATTGCATCGCCAATTTTTATTGCAAATGCTGTTATTGGTGCAGTAAGTTTGACGAATACCATCTGCAATGCTTCTAGTACATTTTTGAACTTTTCGCTGTTAGTAAAGGCTTTTGCTATATTTTTTTCAACATCATAAAGAGCCTTAATCATCGGACCAAAGGCTTTTAGGAGAACTCCGCCAACTGCTACCTGAATTTCATTATGAATACGAGCAAAGGAACGCAGAACTTTTCCAGGGCTATCCATTGCGGCTTCATAAACTCCAGCAACTTTAGCCGCTTCAGCGAGCGCACCTGTAGCAACTGCTGTCTGCTTCTCTTGGTAAGTTAGAGCATTTGCTGACTTGCCGATGCTTTTCGCAAATGTTTCATACATTTGACCAGCAGATTTCTGAATACCAACAGACTTGAGAACTTCGCTTCGCCCAGTAATAACAGCATGGGTGAGCATATTAAATGTTTCAGTTGAGTTCTTGCCAGATACAACAGCAAGGTCCTGAGCCGCTCTAGCCAATTGAGAGGCATAGGCTAAATCTAAATTGTTTTGAGCAAACTTGATGGCTGATTGCTGGGCAATCTCCATCTCGATACCCATGTCTTTTGTTGCTTGAGCGGCATCTCTAATCGCCTGGTAACCAAGACCCGTTGCTTTTCCAACGGCGTTCATGGAAACATCCAACTCATCTACGCGAGCCGCCGCCATAAATGCTTTAGTGCCAAAAGTAATAAGTGCCGCTGTTGCAGTTCCAGCCGCAACTCCGATACCCATGACTGCACCGCGCAACCTAGATGATTGCGCGGTGAAGTTATTCATGGATTGGGTAGCCTGTTGCATACCCTTTGTAAATTGTGCGGTTTCAGCGGTTAGCCGAGCGCGAACTTCCATGGTTGGAGTTTCTGCCATTATCGCCTCGCCTTCGCTCTACGCTCTGCCTTCTCTTGCTCTTTTGCCTTGAGAGTCCAAAGCGCAGTCCATTCAGTCAATTCCATACTTGTTAGGGGGCGGTGTGCTGGACTCCCGTAAAGAAGTTCAGCCACCGACCGACCTAATTTTTCTGCTAGTTCAAAAAGAAATCTACGCTCAGGATTCTTTAGGAAATCGTGCCTGGGCTTCATCTACCGCCTCTGCTGTAAGACCAGATGAGCCGAGTGCCTTTGTTGCTAAGCGCTCAACTACTGCACCATTCTTAGATAGAATGGCTTCCTTGTCTTGGTCAGTAAAGACTGGCAAACTTGTTGCTGGGTCATAGACTGTTGCGATAACAGTCATTGCGTACATAAGACCGACATCTGTTTTGTCGCCCTTTGATGCGCCTTCACCCAACTTGGCTCGTTCTGCCGCCGTCATTGAGCGAACTTCTACAGTTACGCCCCACTCTGGAACTTCTACAAGTTCCTTTGTAATGTCGTCAGCACTAAAGATAATTTCTTTGAGGTTCATTATTTCTCCTTGGGACACTAGGTTGGTCACGATTTATTAAGTTGTACTGCTATTTAATTATGACCAGGAACCGCGAGTTACTGCGCCTGTTACCTGGAATTCTGCTGAGAATGTTACGACATCTCCAACAGCGCCAGACTTCTCGTATGAAGTGAGGATTGCCTCACCTGAATACTTGACCTGACCTGCTGTTGAACCTTCTGGACCGTACTCGAATGAAAGTGTAGCCGCTTGACCGAGAACGCCACCGAGGTGAGCATCAACTGTCGCATCGAAGTTTCCTGATACAGAAACGGTTGAGTCAGACAAGCCAACAATGTATGTCTTTGCGCTTGAGCCGAATGATGTAGTTTCCGCAGTTTCTACTGTCTGTGGAAATGAAACATCTGTGAGTGTGTTTGAAATATCGGTAAGTGTGCCACCTGAATTATCTACCTTGAATACGGTGGATTTACCATGACGAAATGTAGGCATTTGTTATCTCCTTGAAAAAGCCACGATTGGGGTGGCGCTACCTGTGGAACCTGCGACTGTATAGGACACTCGAAGGTATCTTGCAACTGTTCCAGTAACTTCGACTCGCTCTGAAGTCTTAGTTGCGCTAGAAACAACGGTGAATGTAACTAAATCCGTGAATGTCGAGTTATCAGCAGACTGCTGAATCTTGATAGTCACATTTCCGTTACGAGTGTTTGCTGGAACGCTCACATAACCAACACCGCCATTGGTTGTTGAAGCGCCATTGTCCGAACTTGTACCGTTTCCAGTTGAAGTGACCGCTGAGCCAGAGGACAAAATAACCCCATGCTCAACGCCTTCTGTGGATTGGAACTCAGCACTTGCCTGGACAACATCTGCGATTGCGCCTGATACTTCGTATGAAGTGGCATCGGACTCAAGCATTACTGCACGACCACCTAGATTGTGACCTTCAGTAGCAACAATAACTTTCTGCTTTGTTGCTCCGCCGAGAACTGTTGAGAAATAGTCATCTGTACCCGTGTCGGCTGTTCCTTCGAAAAGACCGCTTAGGGAAACTGTGCCATCCATCAAGCCAGGAATGTATTCCTTAGCACTTGAACCGAATGTACTGGTTTCTGCTGTTTCTACTGTTGTAGCCGCTGAAACATCATTAAAATATGATGAAAAATCAAACTCATCAACGAAAACTTTTACATTTTTACCGTGGCGAAATGTAGGCATTAGATTTCCTCATCTTCTGTGGCTGGGATTTCTTCAACTGGTGCCTCGACTGGAGCCTCAATAACTGGCTCGACAACAGGCTCTACTTTGACCTCAGCCTTTGGCTCGGTCTTTGCGACTGGCTTAGAGGAATCCTCAATAGCGCCAATCTCAAGAAGCCACTTAACTGAAGCGGCTGGCAAATCATCTACTACATCGCCCTTTTCGGCGCGCTTATTAGGTGGGTAATCAATACCCTGAAGCACTCGGTACTTAGCCATCTATTCCTCCTTGACGGCGCATGGGTAGCCCAAGTCACCGTCTAAGGTCACACGGACACGGAGGTAAGACGACCAACTCGGGCGACTAGCGCACATTAGGAAAAGTGTATCAGCACACGAAAAAGCCCCCTGGTTCTTCCCCGTCACCAAGAGGCTCTTTCAACTCAAACCTATCACACAACTATTCGTTTAGTGCGGAACCTTCACAACAATTTGATTTTTGGTGGCAATGAGGGCAAAGCCATCGGGTTGAAATTGGCTCGTACTCTTTGCCGCAAAAGTCACACT